GAATCGGTGATATTTCGGATGGACATATTGCAACGAATACTCCCGCTAAATGAAATTGAGCCGCTGACATTCAAGGTCACATCCACATTCCAACGGGATGGGAGTGCTGGAGCGACGAAGGTGCTGGACGATGCGACCCAATACCCTGGGTTGTCGTAGAACGGTGCAGGCGTGTCTTTCGGGAATGCGAGCGTTTGGTTTGCGCCCTTGATAAAATTCGCCGTGTTCCCCGTGGCTTGGGCGAAGATATTGGACCCCGATAGGTTGACGGGCATGGTCCCTGCTGCGTAGGGGATAACCAGTTTGTTGAACAGGGACGAGTTGAAGAAGTTGGACGAGTAACGAAATCCCGCTTGGGCAAAGATTAGGTCCACCATCTTTTTGACATAAAGGCTTGGCCCCAACTGCCACCACCCTGCGACCAAGTTCCCTTGGGTCAAGTCGCTAAATCCGACCGCATCCACCACGCCGTAAACATACCCGCTTGATGCCGCACCCGATGCCGTCCAGGTTCCGCTTACATGGCCGCTATTGGGCGTGTGGTTCATGCCTGTAACGCCCGCCGTGTTGACGAGCATATTGCCTTCAATGGCTTTGAACAGGGACACATTATCGGTGAACAACCCCACCTCGTAGGTGACGGTTCCCTTGGTTTTGGACATGGAAAGCAGTTGCAGCACGCCCGAAAACACCTGCACCCCGTCCTCCCACATTGCGGCACGAATCCGCTTGTTGGGTTGGAATCCGCCCACAAAGGACTGGATGTTGTAGGCATACGCAAAGCAGGCCCGATTCGTCGGGGTGTTGGGCAAGGTTATCGTTTTGCTGAACGACCCCCGCTGCTTGGTCACATCCTCAATGTCGCCAATGGAATAGGTGACTGCGATGTCCGTCCCGCCCATCGTGTCCAGAACATAGGCGAGTTCGGGCATCCCGTTTAGCCCCGCAAAGCGGAGGTAGAGGCAGTCAAAGCAGGCTTCCTCCTTGGTGTCCGCTCCATCGGCATCGGCACGGGTGTTGAAATTGTTCCACGCCGTCAAGTCGTCAATGAAGGTTGCCGTCGGGTAGGCTATGAGGGTTACGCTCATAGGATGTTATTGTCGTAGGCCACGGCCAACTCAATCTGCAACTGCGTGAGGCGGTCGTTGCGTCTGGTTACAAATTGATACTGGTTGGCATTAACCACCGCTTCCACAAGTTGACCACCAAGTTCGAGCCACACATACCCGCTCCGTACCATTTCAATCAACCACTCACTTTCAGCATCGGTCAGCCAATCGCTATTCAAAGCGTACACATAGTCAAACGACCCCGCCCAAACCTTGTTGTAGGTGGTCGTTGCGTACACATCCGAGTTGTACCCAAAGACCTCCCGCTGGATGTTGGCCCGCTTCCTGTTCTTCATGGTGAAGGTGTAGGAATCAATCCCGCCGTACTTGTTGACGAAGTGAACGGGGATGGAATCAAACCGCTGGCAGGGGCCGATGACATAAGTGAAGGGAACCGTTGCGTTTCCATTGTCATCAAGAAACGATATTGTGTAGTACGCACCTTCGGCAGTTGGGAAGTTGACCGAACCAGCAGAGCCGTCCGAACATTGACCCGAAGTCAGGGCCGTAATGTTTAATGGCCCAGCACCAAATCGAAAGATAGTAGAACCCGATGCAGACCCGATGCTGACATTGTAAAACCGAACCAATGCGCCGCCCGCCGTATAGTAGGTAATTTGTGCGTCAGTATTTTGGGGGTTTGTAAATCCCGAACCAACGCCCTGCGCTAACCATCCATACGAATCGGAATAGACCGTCCTGCGAACATTCGTTGCAAGGCTTCGGGTTACCAAGTCCTCAAATGTGCCCGACGGGAAGTACAGGCTTCCACTCCACCCCGCAAGTTCCAACTGCTCCAGGTTCCCTGCAAACGCCATCACCCCGCTGACAATCGTGGTCGCTCCTGTGACGACGGGGGTGTTCCCGTACTCCTGCGTGAAGTCCAAGCGATAGCCCGAATAGAACCCCGAATGGTCAGCAAATCCCGTCTGCGTGAGCGTTGGGGCCGTCGGGGCTATCAAGGTTTCAACGACCTTCTGAACATCAAAGAATCCGAAGTTGGTGGTCGGCAGTTTGTCGCACTTCAGCCTTGCCAGCGTCGTGCCTGCGGGGTTCTTGACATCGCAGACATACCTGTAATTGGGTTGTGCAATCAGCGAGCCGCTGACTTTGTAAAGCATCTTGTTGTAAACGGGCGTGGCCACAAGGGGCGAACCCGAAAGGACGGTTATGGACATGGGTTATCGGACGGTTGCGACGCTTATGGACTTGCCGAGGACTTCGGCTATGTTTTCGGTAAGCACATCCACCATTTCCTTGGTGGCTGCGTTGGACATGAAGTTGGTGGCCCGTAAGCCTTCCCGCCTAATCTTGTTGGCGATGTTGATGGCGAAGGAACGGTTGGCGGCCTTCTTGTCACGGCCTTCCAGGGGGATTTCTTTGAATGCAATCCACTCCTGAATGGGTCGGATAGGTGGCCGTTTGTCCCTGTATTGGAACGGGCTATTTGGAGCACGGCTACTGCTGACCGCACCCTTGACACCGAGGTCCACGAACTTCCAATAGTCGTTGGCCACAATAGCGACCACGAAGGAAGTGTCGGTTAGGGTGATGGGCTTGATGTCAATGCTTGCCGACAGGGAATCGCTTGCAATGGCGTTGGCGTTGGCGAGGTTCTGCTTGGCGAGCCTGACCACCCCCTCCAGCCACTTGGTGACCAGGGCGTAGGACTTGTTTTCAATTGCTCCATCCGCAAGGCTTACCCCGAAGTCAGCCAAGGCCTCCTTCTGCAAGTCGGTCAGTTTCTTGCCCGAACCACCTACGAATACATCAAACTCCATGCTGGTAAATGTCCAGCCACCGAAATTGTGTCCTACTTGCGGCGCATCCGCTCCGCTTCCATCCGTTCGGCCTCCAAGATGTCGTGGATCAGCAGCGCATAGTTCAGGAACTCCACCGCCTTCATTGCGAAGATGGCCTCAAACTTTAGGACATCCTTGTTCGCCATCCTCCACACCACCATCAGCCAACCGTAGCCAGCGAGGGGGTTGGTTACTGGCCCTGCATCCCTTTCGTCAGGTGCTTGGAATAGTCGCTCAAAACTTTCAAGTAGGATTCTGAACTTAGCAAAAAAAAACTGACCACCCCCCAAACATCACCAATCTTGGCGTTTGCTTTGAGCAGTTCGGCCCGTTCTTGATGGCTTGCCCCGTCGTACTTCTTCGGGAAGTATCCCATGAACCCGCCCTCCCTGCAAAGGGTCGCCATGATGCGGTGCAGGTTTTGGACGAGTTTCTTTTCGTCCGTGGTGTCGGTGTCCATTAGGTCTATCAGTTGGCCAGCGGTGAGTTCATCGGTGAAGACGGTCGGAATCCACCACTTGCCACCTGCTTTGAACCGCCTGCGATATGCCAAGGTAGGCAGTTCGTTCCACTCGGCTATGATGGTCTTGTAACGCTTAGTAAGCCCCTTGGCGGGCATTTCCCTTACGAGTGATACATCCACCCCCTCCACTATCGCCACGACCCCTGCACGCTTGTCGTAATCGGTCAGCACGGGGCTGAACTCCAGCACAGCGATGCGTTGGAACTGGTCGATGGTGAGGTCTTGGAGTTTCATTTTTGGAAGTACCATTGCTGCGTGCCTGGGACAACGCCGTGCCGTCCCCCGAAAAATTCGCCCACCGCCTTCACGACCCCTGGCCATCCCGCAGTGTAGTCATCCCCGCAAATGAACCCTCCCCGCTTGACCTTCGGAAACCAAGCCTCCAGGTCCGCAAGCACTGGTTCGTATTCGTGGGCCGCATCAATGTAAACGATGTCAAATTCGCCCTGCTTGAATAGTTTGGACGCAGCAATAGAATCGCAGTTGTGGTCCTTGATTTTGTCGCTTATCGGGGCGATGTTCTGCTTGAACACCTCGTAGGACGGGACCGAGTTGCTGGCCTTGTGTTCGGGTGAACCCTCAAAGTGGTCCACCGCTATCAACTTGTAGTTCTGCCCCCTGCTGACAAACACCTCGTCAAAGATGGCTGTGCCTCGTCCGAGATAGACCCCGATTTCAGCCATAGTGATGCGAGGCTTGGGGGGCAGGGTGTCAAGGATGAATTGAAGGAGTTGGCCTTGTTCCTGTGGGCTGGACCAGCCGAAGATGTGGTCGTGTTTCATCGCTTAAAGATTTCTTTGATGTTCCTACTGTTGTCCTGATAATTGTTGGATAGGTGATAGACCTTGCAATGGTCCGCAAGTTCGCCCTGCTCGGTCATCTCCAGCATCGGCTTCAGTTCCAAGGACCAAATGGGTAGGGAGGCAAGGGATTCACGGTAGAGGCCGTTGTTCGGTATAATCTGCAACGCTTGCGGGTTGCGGCTCAACACCTCGGCGAGCCGCTTGGTACTGAACATCCAAAAAGCGTGGTAGTTGATGTAGAACGGGAGGCTTGCGTAGGTCTTCCCGTTCCACTCCCTCCACATATTCGGTGTGGGATTGAATGTAATGTCGGGGCTAAATTCGCCTTCCACATTGGGGTAGGTTTCAATCCGAGTGAAGGACGGGTACAAGTTGTCCTCAAACATTGAGTCGAACTGCTTGGTGAAGTTGACGAATCCCTCCTTGGGGAGCATCATGTCGTCCTCAAAATATGCCACCCAGTCAAAGTGCCGATACACCTCCGCAATCCTGTGGCGGTGCTTGCTGGTCAGTTCCCAAGGGTGTCCCATAGCCGTGTGGGCGTGGAAGGTGACGGGAAGGTGAGCAAGTTCTTGGGCCGCTTGGGGGTCGTTGGTGTCCACGAAGATTTCGGACTGCACGGGGTAGGACTTGATGGCCTCAATGACCTTGGTCAAGTTCTCCACCCTGTTCGGATGGTGGTGGTAGGCGATATTGGCGAGCAGTTTCATGGTCCTTAGAATGTGATGACAAACTTACTTGGGTCGGGCCATCCTGGGTTGGGGTCGTAAACGGTCATGCCTTCCCTCTTGCCAATCCATGTTTCGGCCTGGTAGCGGTGTTCTCGGAGCGGTTCACCGAGTTCCCGAATGTGGGACGACTTGGCCCACCAAAAGTTCCCTGCAAAGTAGGGGTAACCGTCGGGGTTGTTTTGGTCCGCTATTTGGGGGAACTGCTCGGTGGTGAGCCAATGCGTTCCCACGCAGTCCACTTTCTCCAGTTCCACAAGGGAGCGTTCCCATGCCACGATATTGAAGAATATCATAGACCTGCACCACATCTGCTTAACCAGCGACGGGTCAGCGGACCCCTTCGTATGCCCGTACAGGTAGGCCGCATCCTCGGTTTGGCTCGCCTTGTACATCTCGGTGAGGGTCGCTTGCTCCCATGCGTTGGTTCGGGTGACCACCACCTTAATTTTGGCGGCGACGAGCGAGTTGTCCAAGATTTCTTTCACGACTTTCCGCTGGTCGGGAGGGCCGACGATGCCGACACGAATCTCGTCCAACTGTTCTATCAGCCCGTAGTTGCACAGGGCCATCATGTGCTGATGCATGATGAGTTGCCATTGGCCGCCGCCTCCGCAGTAAATGTGGTAGTAGTGGATGAGTTTCATTGCATGAGGAGGGTTAGGATGCAGCCGATAAACACCAAGGCCAGCACGACCCGACCGATGGCCAAGGCGAGGTTAAGGAGGGATTCGAGGTTCATGGGGTCGGGGGGATTGCTTCTACGACTTGGCCATGTTCATACTCCGTAATGATGTAGGCCCCTTCGGGTAACTCTTTCAAATCAACGCCTTCCAACTCATGCTCTTTATACGCATACATTCGCCGAATGCCGTGATTCATTATGTAAGGGTACAACGAAAAGGATAGTTCATCCGCATTTTCTGCCATTAAAAACAAGTCGGATTTTGGATTGACCGACCTTAAACGGTACATTTTCATGCCCCAAAGTTACACCACCAAGTACTTCCCCGAGTTGCTGACCGCCAATTTGTTGAGGGCCACATAGCGGAGCGCATCGCAGGCGTGGTTGTACGAATCAATCGGGACCCCCGTATCCCGCCCATCTTTGTCGGTGGCCCAAGTGTAACTGCGGAGTTCTTTTATCAGGTTTGTGCTATCCTTGGTCACATGAAGGTTAAACCGCTTCACGATGTCAATCCCCTGCCTTACCGAATCGGGTCCCTTGGATGCGGGCTTGATATTGAACCCCAGCCGATAGATTTCCTCGATGCTCTTGGGTTCTGCTGAATCCGCCACAATCTCCCACGCACGGGTAATGCCGAACTCTTTCAGTCGGGTGGCGATGTCGCTATTGGTCAAGCCCCGATGGTAGAGCAACTCATGCACAAACAGGTCATCACCCCTGCGGTACACGGCGACCAAGGCCGTGGGGTCGTTGCTGAACCCCCAGTCAAGCCCGTAGGCGACGAATTTCATCGTGCTTGGGTCTATCCCTTCCACCACGGTGTAATCGCCGTAGATAGCCCCCTGTAGCGTCCCGACTTGGCCCAACCCGTACACCTTCCACCAGTTCGCCCAATAGGCCGAATGCTCCGCTTTGGCTCGGTTTAGTTCGATGTCGTTGCGGATGGTATCAGGCAGGGCCTCGTTGTCTTGGTAGGTCAGGATGAGCAACTCTGCATCGG